CATGCAAGACCTTTCTATTTGCATTGATGATTGGGATCGACAAAACCTAGATACTGCAACAGCAGTATTAACTGTATTAAAGTTCACCATAGATATGGCCTTTAAGTTTACAGATAATACCTATGATGCTATGGAATTAATATCAACTGTGATCAATGAAAGGTTTGATATTCATTCAATAGAAGATCTAGAAATGATCTTCAGATTACACGAGAGCGCTGAAAAAAAAGTTATCCATTGAAACTTCGATATTATCAGAGAGATGCAATAAACTCTTTGCATCATTGGTTTGCAACAAAACCAACTAACGAACATGCGTTAATCGCTCTTCCCACAGCAGCTGGTAAGACCATTATATTTTCTCACTTTATCAAAGAAGTGTTAGCCAAAGAACCTGACGCTAGGTTTATTGTTATGGCCCATAGAAAAGAATTGGTTGCCCAGGCTGAAAGCAAGCTTAAGACTGTATGGCCCGATGCTCCAGTGGGTGTATTGGCTGCAGGTATGAAACGCTTCCAGCACAATGCACAGATCCTAGTTGCCAGCAGAGATACCCTTGCATCCCCCAAGAGACTTGCCAAGGTCGGTAAGTTTGATTACATGATCATTGATGAAGCACACAATGTTCCTCCTACCTCACACACCAGATACCAAAAGATTATTAGCGAGCTGTCTGCGCGTGGCGATATGAAAGTTATGGGTTGTACTGCAACGCCTTATCGCATGGGCCAAGGCTACATCTATGGCAAACGCAAGGATCATTTGTTTAAAGGTTTAGCTTACAGCGTATCAATACCAGAGCTTATTAAAGAAGGTTATTTATGTAGGCTGTCAGCTTATGCTGTAAATGATAAGGCCATCATTGATGCTGGCTCAGTTAGTTTGAAGTTTAAGAATGGAGACTTTAGAGAAAAAGAATTAGAACAAGTGGCTATGGTTGATGAAACCATTGTAGAAGTTGTCAGCGATTGGATCGACAATGCTTATACCAAAGGTAGGACAGCCACTGTATTCTTTTGTGTATCAGTTTTGCATGCTCAAAAGATGACCCAGTATTTAATTCAATATGGAATCAAGGCTGCAGTGGTTACTGGTGAAACGCCCAACCTAGAGAGAGACAAGATACTTGCCGACTTTGAGTCTGGTAAGATCCACGCCCTATGTAATGTAGGCGTTCTAACTGAAGGCTGGGACGCTCCAAGAACGGATTGTATAGCACTGCTTAGACCAACGCAAAGCATTGGTTTGTATGTGCAAATGTGTGGCAGGGGCATGCGAATTCATGATGATAAGAGCAATTGTTTGTTATTAGATTATGGAGAGAACGTTGCGCGCCATGGTTGTTTAGACGAAGTAACTCCAGAAGAGAATGTACCAGGTAGATACCATCCCAAGATTTGTTCTGCTTGTAATGCCATTAACTCTCCCTCTGCTAAAGAATGCATTGAGTGTGGTCAAGTCTTTGAGTCTAAGCAAACTAAATCATTGTGGACTAGAAAAGAGCGAGAGGTTGCTAAAAGAACCAAAGCAGAAAAACAAGCTGTCTTATCTGACGAAAGAGCCAAAGCTAAACCAGTTGCTAAACCTATTACAGATATCTATGCAACTGTTACTAAATCTAAAAATGGCAGTGAGTATTGTCAAGTTATCTTTACAGTCAAAGATGAGTTTTTTCCTAGGAAGATGCCATTAATGTTTGGCCACCCCACCGCTCATAACATGGCAGTGCGTAAATGGAACAAGATTACAACTAAGTGGGGCTCACCAAAGCAAGCTTGGATGGCTGCAGAACTGATAAACAATGGAGCATTTGATACAATATCTGAGATTGTTTTACAAAAGCAAGGGAAGTATGAGAACGTTGTTGGCATTAAAACCAAACAAAACGAGGAGATAGTTCTATGACCAAGATACATGAGTTATTGGATGAAGTTGAGTTACAAGAAAAACAACATCGAAGATTCTATCTAGGGATCAGTGGCATTGGTAATTCTAACCAGCGCTTGGTCTGGATGCGCTATCGCTGGCTGATGCCAAATGATTGGGAGCCAAGAGTGTTGCGTTTGTTAGACCTTGGCAACGTAGTAGAGGATGACTTGATCAAGAAGTTGAGAAAGATCCCTGGGGCTTCCATATATGACGTTGACACCAACGGGAAACAATTTGAGACTGAAGCATTGGGTGGACATGTCAAGGGCCACATTGATGGCGTAGGTCGTAACTTTCCAGGCATGGATAAAAAGAACCCATACCTTTTAGAATTTAAAACAGCCAACGATAATCGATTTAAAAACTTACAAAAGCTAGGTAGTTATTGTGAATGGTCAGATGAATATGCTGCTCAATTACATTTATACATGGGCCTGTTTAACTTTAAGCATGCTATAGCTATTGTTTATAATAAAAATAACTCAGACTTATATACCGAAGTAGTTGAGTATGATAAAATCCTGTTCGATTCTTTGATGGATAAAGCTAAAGACATTCTTACAAGAGAAGATCCACCAGAAAATTATATACCAGAAACTGATTATCGTATTCGTAGCTTCATGACTCCGAAGCAACAGGCTTGTTATTTGGGCAGAGCTTTGCCTAAAGACATACATTGTCGCTCATGTCGGTTTGCAAAGATTGATATAGAGAAAGGAGATGCTCATTGGCATTGTGTCCAGCACGATAAAAAAATCAGCAATGATCGACAGCTTAAAGGCTGTAGTAGACACAACTATATTCCAGAGTTAATACCCGCGGTAATGGTTGAGAAAGACAAAGACGTGGTGGTGTATGAGAAAGATGGGTTTAGATTTGTTAATGTTCCAAAGGCCAAGAGTTCAACAGACACTAACTTTTATTCTAGCAAAGAATTAATTCAAGTAGTAAACGCTGGGTTTCCTACAGAACTGTTAGAAAAATCTGACAACATTAAGAGATTATTAAATGGCACATTACTTCAAATCAAACCATGGGTTGAAACCGGGGTACCCTTCTAACTTTTTGGTTTTTTTATTACGAGTATTTCTGTGTCTGGGTACAGTGCCTCTACTAATTTCTTCTTCAATCTAAACATAGGAGTTTCAATCCCCTTAGTATCTTCTACTATCATAGCCCCTTCGCTGTTTTTGTATCTAAAGTCAGCCTTGTAAAGACAAACTTTTTTACCATTAACCACACAAGGAAAGGGTGGGTGTATCTCTATGTCAGAGATAAGGCCCATAGACTCTAGTTCTTTTAAATGATTGTACCTAGCGCCTTCTAACTTGCTGTCAAAAGTAATGCCATCGATCTTAACTTTCTTTGCGTTGTATTTGTTGAACAAGTTATGGTGATCCGGTTAATATTTTTTGTTCTTCTTCTTCTCTAAGAATTCTTGACGCTCTTTGTTGAGCATCAACCTCTAATGGGTCTATGAAGCCACCTGTCAAGTCTTGTCTCATTCTTGTTTCTGCTGCTTGGAATGTTGCTGGATCAATACCAGTTGTTCCTCTCATTCTAGATGCTCTAACCAAATCTGGACTTGCTTCAATTGGTTTAAATACTCCTCTCATTACTTGTCTGTAATTAGCAACTTTAGCTTCTTTAAGTTGTTGCCCAATAACTTGGTCAGACAAACCTAAAGCTCTTGCATCTTCTATGGCTGTGTATATATCTCTTAACACTCTAAATCTACTTTCATTTTGATTAATGTAACCTTGTAAAATTCTTTGTGCACTTTGTGGATCATTGCTTCTAAGCAATCTATTAAATTGGTTGGTTGCATCTCTAATGGCATCATTAGCCTCAAAGCCTCTATATCTTAAAGTTCTTTCTACTTGAGGCTTTATAACCTTGAGTCCAGTAAATGCTTGCACCATAGTTTCTGCCACATCTATTTCTCTGCCCATTCTATCTATAATTTTTTCATCTTCGCCTTTACCATTGGTGCTTCCAAACACAGCTCTTGGAAAATTCTTTAATGAACCTGTTGGTGGAGTAACTTCTGCTCCTAGTATTTGAGCTTTTTTAGCACCCATATCTGCTTGCAATCTATAAGGGCTAATTGTTGGCAATGCAGTATCTATAAAATGATATAAGCCTTTAACTGTTTTATCTCCAGTAGTGTCTGACACTCCCCATATTTTTTTACCTGTAGATGTTTCACCATTTGTTGCTTCTAAAGCAGCTTGCAAAGAAAAAGCTGGATCAACAAAAGGAGTCATAAACTCTCCAAGACCCTGTCCCAATGATTGAAAGAAAATTTCTTGGTTGCTTTCTTCGTTTCTATTGCCATTGGCTACTTCTTGAAAGACTCTTTCAACTGGTCTTTTCAAATAATCGTATGGGTTCATGTAACTAAAGTTAATAAACTGAGTTGGATTTCCATTTTTATCTGAAGCTATCGGAATAAGACTCGCTGTTCTATCCCATGGCGCTGCAAACGATCTTTTGTATGCATCTATCTTTTCTTTATCAACGCCAGTCAATGCTGATCCTAGTGACACCAAGCCAGCGGGAAGCATAGAGGTTGTAGCAACAGCCCCAGTTAATCTTCTCATGCCTATTTTTTGAATTGCTGTGTTCTCACTAGCCAACTCTGTTATACCTCTAGAAACAGCGTTAGCTGTATTTCTAATAATTTCAGATGGAAAAGCAACAAAGTTACCAAGAGGAGAATTTCTAATAACTGTAGAAACAAATGGAACAATTCTTTGATAATTTTGAATGGTATTACCTGCAACTTCTCCAGCTTCGCTTCTTACAAATCTTTCAAGGCCTTCTTCACCATATCTATTTATAATGTCTTGAGGTTTTATTTTTCCAACACCACCTCCAGACTCAATGAGGTCAGCAAACCTAGTCATGTTTTTTGGAGATTGAATTGGAACAAAAGCATTGGGTTCAATTTTTAAAGCTTGAGCTAATCTAGATTTTTCATTTAAATATCCAAACACCCTTCCTGCATCATCTGTCATTCCATATGCTTTTTCAGCCAATCTAATGCCACTTTTATCTACAAATTTTCCAACAGCTCTAGAGGCTGCTCCAAAATAATTATCAGCGTTCATGCCTGATGCCAGTTTTGCTATCTCTTGAATCTCTCCAAGATTGGCCCCACCTTTTTGCATCATGCCTTCTTCTATTAGTTCTTTAATACTGTCAGCTTTTAATATTCGTTTTTTAGGATCAAACAACCCAGCAAAACTAACTTCAACTGCATCCACAAACCTACCTGTGCTTCCAAGGTTTCCATTTAACATAGAGAAAAAAGGAATACTGGTAAAGTTTCTTACTTGTGCTCCACCTGATAAAACTGTTTTACCATACTGTGATGCAGCCTTAACAGATAAAAACGCTGTGTATGCTTTTCTTAAAGCATTAGTATTTGCAAGTTCATCAGAAGTTGTTCCCATAATTGCAGTATGCACATCTTCTCTAGCAAAACTACCTTCTAATGCTCCAGCCTCTTTGTTAAACTGTTTAAATAAAACTCTTTTACCATTTTGGTCTGTAATTATTTGTTCTGTAGGCACAGATCCATCTTGTCTTGTAAATGCTGATTGAGGTTTTAAAAATTTTGTGACTCCTGTTTTAGCAGCGCTATCATCTAACATTTTTAAATTATTAAACATTTGTGTTTTTGCTGTTAAAGCAGACAATCTTTGCGCTGTAACGCTTGCTGTAAGTTTTGTATTAGCTAAAGCAGTTTGCCAATTTGACTCTAAGTAACCTGCTGACTCACCTAAAGCTCTTCTAACTTGCGGTAAACTACTTAACTTTCTTCCTTTTAATATTGCTTGGTCTCTATTTAGTCCTTCTAAAAACATTTCATTGGTTTCAAAAGCAAAACTATTTTTATTTTTAGGCCCAGGATTTATTAAACCTTCAAACATTTCATTTGCTTCTCTTGGGTCTACTCCAAAAGTTCTTTCAATTTCTTTAAGAGCTTTGGTTTTGTATTCTGGATTAATTGTATAACCTTTATCAACAATTGCTTTATAAACTCTAGTGCCATACAGACCAGCGTTTTCTGCAATAGCGTCTCTCAGCTCTGGAGGTACAAATAAATTCATAAAACCATCTGCGGTATCATCACTGTATTCAAGAATTTGTTTTGAATAAGTATCAAACGTATCTCTGTTTGCTTTTAAAAGCTCAGATATTTTGTTGTTATCACCAAATCCCAAAGACTTGTAATCAATGTATTGGTTTTCTAATGTTTTAATGTTTTGTTCTGCAACTTTTTTAATTTGATTTGCTTTAGTTATTTTTTCTGTTACTGATAAATTTGGAAATTGATAATCAACCCTTATTCTAGGAAACATAAAGTCTTCAATGTTTCTAGATAGTTTTAAAGCATTTCTTTGATTTAAAACTCCATTGTTTACAGCTATGCCAGTTGTGTTTAATACTGTGTCAAAAATAGCATCTACTGATTCTTGTGCAGCTTTTATTTGCGCAGTTTTAGCAGCCATGGTTGAGGCTACATAGGTATCTACTGTGTCTCCACCATAAGTAAAGTTTCTTTTTAATGCATTGTAAATTCCTGTATTGGAATCAAATGCAGACTTTTGTAACTCTCCAGGGCGTAAAACTTTTTTACCTGCCATTATTCCTTTGGCCATAAAAGATCCAACAGGTGCTACAAAATCTATTGCTGCGCCTCCTGTTTTTGCTATGGCTGTTCCTGCTAATGGTATGCCTAAAATAAATCCTGCGCCTTCAGCTGCTACCTCTAATTTATCTTGCAATCTAGCCGCTGCTGCTTCAGCTCCTCTAAGTCTAGACATTCTAAGTTCGTCTGATTCTGATTCATTGTCAAAGAATGTATCTTTTAAAGTAACGACATCATCTGTGGCAACTGCTCCATCTACAAGACCACCTGCAAGAGCTGCTTTTACTTTTCCTATTTTCCCCATTCTTCCCAACACGCCAGCAACTCCAAAACCCGGAATTCCAAATTGAACCATGTATCTTGTAATCTCTCCAGCTGTGGTCTCTGCCTCACCAACATCTATCTTTTCAAAATGTTCTTTAACATCAGCAGTTAAATCTGTATCTGCAAAGTAATCAATAGCTGATGTAACAGTGGTAGAAGCGCCTTCGCCAATTTTTTGTAAACCTCTAACAGCTTGACGACCTACATCGCCTAAAACTCTTACGTCTCCTGCTTTTTGTTTTTTGTATTGAGCTTTAGCTGCTGCTATTGTTTCAGGTTTTTTATCCGGAATGGACATTGATGTTCCATCTTCAAATGTAATAACAGGCATTTTAAGGTGTTGTGAATTTTCTTCTCATGGTAAACCTAGGATCTGCTAAAAGGTTAGCTCCCTTACCAATCACTCCATAAATAAATGTTTCATCAACGGGCTTTCCATTAAAAGTAATTTCTGCTTGTCCTTTTGCTATATCATCTATAGGTATTCCACTTCTTCTAGATAAAGCATCTAACAAATTATTAAAATGATCAGTAATATAAGATGGATTTACTTCATTAAGGAGGACTCCAGCTCTTGATCCCTCAATACTCATATAATCATCTAACATTCCAGGATTGTTTCTTAAATATTCTAACATTTTAGCGTCAGCTGGTAACATGTCAGCTTGTCTTGTTTCTTCAGCAAGATATGCATCACCAAATTGAACTGCTGAATTAACAGGAACAAAACCCTCAACAGGCCTCATCATGTTTAAAAATCCTGCAATCATTTTTTTAGCAAAGTCTTCGTCTCTGCTTACCTTGTCAGCATAAGCTCCTGGCAATGATTTTAAATAATCCATAAACTTAGGCTTTTCAGTAAAGTTACCCTTATCATCTAAGGGAATACCTCTGTCATTTACTATTCTTGTTTTCATAATTGTAGCCCAATCGTTTGGAGGCAGTTTATCAACAAGATTTCCTTCAGTATCATTATTAAATGCTTGATCTAGTTCATCGTTTCCAGTAATGGTTACATCACCATCTCCAGTGTCAGACCCAGTAACTGTTGTATCTTCTCCTTCTGGCAACAAAGATGCTCCCGCAATGATTCCTGCTATTGTTTTTGTACCTCTTGCTTTTGTAGCAGGATTAAATACATTTGGGCTAATGTATGGAATAACTTTTTGAGTCAAAGTTCTTGTGTCTACGTTTGGATCTCCACCTGGTTGTATAGGATCATCTATTGCATCGTCTGCTTTTCTTGCTGCTCCAGAACTAGCGTTAGCATCATCTACCTTTGATGCAATTGCAGGCCCTTGTGATGGCATTGGCCCATTAGGCGGTCTAGGTGGTCCAACAGGTTGATTAAGCTCGTTCATTTCTTTCAGTTTTTTTAAACGTTCTTCATCGTAA